CATTTAGGGGTCGCAAATTGCAAATAGCTGGTGACCGTTCGTTTGAACCATGGTCAATAACTGTAATTAATGATACTGACTTTAATGTACGTAATTCTTTTGAACAATGGATGAATGGCATTAATCAGCACCAAGAGAATACTGGGTTAACACAACCAAGCTCTTATATGGCTGATATGAGCATTGAGCAATTAGATAAAGATGGTACAGTAAAGAAAACTTATAACATGAGGGGAACATGGCCAACTTCTTTAGGAGCTATTGAAGTGGGTTATGAGAACGAAAGTGTTATTGAGGAATTTCCAGTTGAGTTACAAGTACAGTATTGGGAATCTAATAAGACAACGTAAATCATCATATAATAACTTAAGGAGTGCCCTCGGGCACTCTTTCTTAAGTGTTATAAATAATATTTAAGAAAGGGTGTTATTAGGAATTATTTAAATGGCAGAAGATAAGAACAAATTTTTTGGCTTTAGTTTTAAAAGAAAAGCCATAGAAGACAAAAAGAAACCGGTATCGTTCGCAGTAGATAACGAGGACGGCGCGTTTGAAATCTCTCCCACTGGCGGATACTTTGGCCAATATATGGATTTACAAGGAGATAAGTTTCAAAACGATAAAGAATTAATAATGAAATATCGTCAAATAGCTTCATATCCAGAGGTGGATATGGCTATTGAGGACATATGTAATGAAGCTATTACAGAAGAGTCAGGGGTTATTGTACAATTAAACCTTGATAACCTTGACCAAGCAGATAATGTTAAGGATTTAATTCAAGAAGAATTTAATAGACTTCTTAACTTACTCGACTTTAAAAATGTAGCATACGACCTATTTAGACGTTGGTATACTGATGGCCGTCTGTTTTTCCATGTTATTATTAATGAAAATAAAACAGATGCAGGTATACTTGAACTAAGACAAATAGACCCAACCAAGATTCGTAAGGTTAAAGAGGTTGAAAAGGTTAAGGACCCTAAGACGGGTGCCGAACTTACTAAAGAGGGAGAGGAATACTACATATATCAAGATGAGATGCTGGTACAAACCGGTGAAGGCTTACGTATACATCCTGACTCTATTATCCAAGTTAATTCAGGTCTATTAAATGAAGAACGCAATAAGGTTGTAGGCTATTTAAATAAAGCTCTTAAACCTTTAAATCAACTTAGTATGATGGAAGACTCTCTTGTCATCTATCGTATATCCCGAGCTCCTGAAAGACGTATATTTTATATAGACGTTGGTAACCTACCTAAGGGTAAGGCTGAGGAATACCTTAACAATACTATGAATAGGTATCGCAATAAGATAGTATATGACCCAACCACAGGTAATCTTAAAGATGAAAAAGTTCATAGGAATGTTATGGAAGATTTTTGGCTACCACGTAGAGAGGGTGGTCGTGGAACTGAAATTGATACTCTACCAGGTGGTGCAAATCTTGGAGAGATTGAAGATATACAGTATTTCCAAAACAAATTATATAGAGCTTTAAATATTCCAATGTCAAGATTAACAGAAGCAGATGCATTTTCGGTTGGTCGTTCCTCAGAAATTACACGTGATGAGCTTAAGTTCCAAAAATTTATTGATAGAATTCGTAATAAATTTTCAAAAATATTTTATGAAGCACTTAAAAGACAGTTGGTCCTTAAAAAGATTATTGTTCCAAGTGATTGGGTAAACATTAGAGAAGGTATGATGGTTGAGTATTCACGTGATAACTACTATGCTGAACTTAAAGATAGTGAAATCCTTAAGGAAAGAATAGAAACAATCCAAATGATGGATGAATATATTGGTCTATTCTGGTCTAAAGACTGGGTACGTCGTAATATTCTTAAGTTAAATGACGAAGAAATTAAAGATATTATCAAGCAAAACAAAGACGACCCATTATTACCAGGTGAAATTAACCCAGATTTATCAAACGCACCAATATAAACTTTAGGTAATACGAAATGTATACAAAAAGTTTACTGGAAATAAACAATTTTATAAATACTATACAAAGATTATGAGCACAAGAAATTTAATTGATAACATAAAAAAGGGTGATGCGCAAAAAAGTAATAATGTTTTTAATAGCATTATGCATGATAAAATAATTGACGCATTGGATACACATAAACAAGAAGTTGCTTCAACGATGTATGGAGCATCAAATAATGATACTCCAGCAGTCGAAGAGCCTGCTGCGGAGACAGAAGCAGGAGAAGAAGCAACAAATGTTGACGTTTAAAGAATCATTTAACGAAGTATTAGAAGCTAAGTTAAAATTACCCTCAGGTGAAAAGGTAGCCAAGCACTTAACCAAGCTTGGAAGAAAAAAGAAAACTACAGCAACAATTACAAATAAATTTAATTTGTATATTGATGGTATAAAGATGGATACCTATAAATCAATGAAAGATGCTGAGCGTTCTTTAAAAGATTTCATCAATTTAATGGGAGCTTAAATGAAGTTAATTGCAGAATATACAGACCATTCCCTTGGTTATTCAATCCAAGAGGGTAAGAATGGTAAAAAGAGTACCTTCTTAGAAGGTATTTTCATGCAAGCTGAGAATAAGAATAAGAATGGTAGGATTTATACCAGGGAAGTTCTTACTCAAGCTGTTGACAAATTTGTCAATGAACAAGTTATTACAGGCCGTGCGGTAGGTGAGCTTAATCACCCTGACGGTCCTTCCATTAATTTGGATAAAGTTTCTCACAGAATTACCGAACTTAATTGGGACGGTAATAATGTGATGGGAAAGGCACTTATTTTAGATACCCCTATGGGTCAAATTGTTAAAGGTTTGGTCGAAGGTGGAGTCCAACTCGGAGTGTCAAGTCGTGGTATGGGAAGTTTGGATTTTAAAGATGGCGCTAATTATGTTAGGGATGATTTTATGCTTAACACAATTGATATTGTACAAGACCCATCAGCACCTAATGCATTTGTAAATGGCATTATGGAAGGTGTTAACTGGGAAGATGATGGTACTGGCCATTTTATAAAAAGTCAAGCAAGTGAAAAAGGTGAGACAGAAGTGATAGAACCTAAAGAGTGTTTCTCGGAAGAGCAACAATCTGCAGGTTTTGAGCATTTCCTCTCTAAACTATAATCTCTAAAGGAGAATACAATGTCTGATATTAAAGACGAAGTTGTTGAAGAAACTGTAGACGAGGTTATTGTGGAGGATACGCAAGTAGAAGCGGAAGAAGTCATTGAGACTCCAGATGCACCTCTAACAGCAGCTCGTACAGTATCAGCAATTCAAGCTTCTTTGGCTGAAATGTCAAAAGAGGGACTGGATTCGGTCTTTGAAGCCGCAGAAAAAGCTAAGGCGAAAGCTAAAGTGGAAGATGAGGAAGAAGAAGAGGACGATGAAGGTGATGAAGATGAAGGCGATGTAGAAGTAGAAGGTAAAAAGTCTAAGAAGGAAAGTAAAAAATCCAAAGAGACTGATGAAGCTAAAGAAAAGGACCTTAAAAAAGAAGACCAACCAGCAAATAAAGCAAAACCATTGAAGAAGAAGAAAGTGAAAGCTGACGACGGAAGCGAAGGTGAAGTGGTTGAGAAGGAAGGTAAATTTAAGGAAGATATCGATGCTCTAATTAAAGACGAGGACACATTGTCTGAAGGCTTTAAAGAGAAAGCTGCTACTATCTTTGAAGCTGCAATAAATTCAAAACTAAATGCTGAAACAGCAAAATTGGAAGAGCGTTATGAGTCCGATTTGGCTGGTGAAGTTGAAGCTATTAAGGAAGATTTAGTTGACAAAGTAGATGGATACTTAACGTATGTTGTCGAAAATTGGATGAAAGATAATGAGGTTGCAATTGAGCATTCTCTGAAGTCTGAAATCACTGAATCATTTATACAATCACTAGGTCAGTTATTTGCTGAGCATCACATTAATGTTCCTGCTGATGCAGGAGATATCTTGGATAATCTATCCGAGGAAGCTAAAGATGCTAAAGCTCAGTTAAATGATGCAACTGAAAAGAATATTGAATTGTCAGAGAAAGTGAAAGCTTATGCAAGACAAGACATAATTCGTGATGCATGTAAAGGTTTGGCCGCAACTGAAACTGCGAAATTGACTGAGTTGTGTGAAGCTGTTGAAGCTGATGACAATGAGCAATTTTCAACTAAAGTAGCTACAATTAAGGAATCTTACCTTAACAAAGATACCCCGGCTGAATCTACTGATGAAGTAGATGCAATTACCGAGGATTCACAAGAGACCCAAGAAGTTTCTGCTCAAATGCAGAAGTACTTGGACGCGATGTCGCGAACTTAATTAATCCATAAATAGGAGATATCAATAATGGAAGAAATTAATCAAATACAACTACAGGAAAAATGGGCACCTGTACTTGATTCTGAAGATGCCGGCAAAATTGCTGACGCTCACAAGCGTGCAGTAACCGCGGTAGTCCTTGAGAACCAAGAAAAAGCTTTTGCTCAAGAAAGAAGCAATATGGAAGGTCTTTCTGAAGCCGCTGCTGCTAATAAAACTGGTGGTGGTGTAGATAATTGGGACCCTGTCCTAATTAGCCTAGTAAGACGTGCGACTCCTGCACTTCTAGCATTCGATTTAGTTGGCGTACAGCCAATGACTGGTCCAACTGGTCTAATCTTTGCTATGAAGAGCCGTTATAGCACACAAGGTGGTACAGAAGCATTATTCAACGAAGCTGATACAGCTTTCGGTGGTGCTGCTACTGGTTCTGCTACAGCAAGCGCAGATATGTTTGCTGGCGACTCAGGCGATGCTGACGCCGTAGATGACTACACTCCAGGTGCTGGTCTTGCTACAGCAGACGCTGAAGCATTGGGTACTTCTGGTAGCCCAGCTATTGCTCAAATGGCGTTTTCAATCGATAAGACTACTGTGACTGCAAAGTCTCGTGCTCTTAAAGCTGAATACACAATTGAGTTAGCTCAAGACCTTAAAGCGGTACATGGTCTTTCTGCAGAAACTGAATTGGCAAACATTTTGTCAACTGAGATTCTTGCTGAGATGAACCGTGAAATCATCCGTACAATTAACCTTAACGCTGTGACTTCAACTCACGCCTACGGTACTGCTGGTACATTTGCTGTTGCAACTGATGCCGATGGACGTTGGTCTGTTGAGAAGTTTAAAGGGTTAGTAACTGCAATAGAGCGTGAAGCTAATATTATTGCTACTAGCACTCGTCGTGGAAAGGGTAACTGGGTGATTTGTTCACACGGTGTAGCCGCAGCTCTAAATGCTGCTGGTGCATTGGATACTGGCCTAGGTATTTCAGGTGGTGATAACTTTGACAGTGATGTCACAGGTTCACTATTTGCTGGTACTATTCATGGTCGTACCAAGGTCTATATTGACCCTTATGCAGGCTTAGACTATTTCACAGTTGGTTATAAAGGTTCTAACCCTTATGACGCTGGAATGTTCTATTGCCCATACGTGCCATTAAGCATGATGAAAACAATTGGTGAGTCTGACTTCCAACCACGTATCGGATTTAAAACCCGTTATGGTTTGGCTGATAACCCATTTGTTACAGCGGGTAAAAACGCTAACGTATACTACAGAAAGATTAAAGTCACTGGAGTATAATACTTTTAAAAGTATATCAAACCCGCCGCAAGGCGGGTTTTTTCTTATATAAATAGATATATGCCAAATTATTTAAATCCATCATCATTTGTATTAACACTGGATAGCCAGACTTATTCTGGTGCTGAGTTTACTATTCAAACAATGATGTTACCAGATGTTACTGGTACGGGTGCACCTCTTCCGTGGCAACAAGTAAATGTTGCAATGGTTTCAGATAAATTAGAGTTTGGTTCATTTGAAGTATCATATCTAATTGACGAGGACCTCTTAAATTATAAAGAAATATTTGATTGGTTAAAATCTAATGTAGAAACAAATCATACAGCAACTAATCATGTTAGGGACCTAACTCTAACCATAATGAACTCAGCTAATAACGTCACTAAACAAATCAAGTTTATTGACGCTTATCCAACAAGCCTTGCATCTTTACCATTTGATATAACAATAACTGATGTAGAATATCTTACTGCAGTTGTTACATTTTCTTATTCCTACTATGAATTCTTATAAATCCAATCTATATTATGAGGGACTTGATAGAAAAATGGATTGACGAATTTGTCTCAGTTCATAATGAAGACTATGGGCAAATACCTTGTCCATACGCTAGAGCTGCGCAAATTAAATATATAAAGACAGATAATATTGATTTGGAATTAAAAAAGATATTAGATTGTGGCCTCTTACATGAGGTCATTTGCATATATACGGACACAAGAAATTATACCCCTGATGAGTTCCATGATAAAGTAATGGAATGGAATAATATGGCCATGAAAAAAGATTTGGTTGCTTTAGAAGACCACCCTGAAAGTGTAGAGATTATTAATGGTACAAAAATGAACTTTGGCTATTGTAGTTTAATATTAGTACAAAAGTTAAGTAAGTTAACCGCGGCTAGTAATATACTTAAGAAAAAAGGTTATTATGATAATTGGACCCAAGAAAATTTAGATGAAGTGGTTACTTGGAGAGAGAAATGAGTTACTCATATGCTAGAATAAACCTAGAGAAAACAAATTATAGGAAAATGAAAGGTGGTTGGAAATTTAGTTCGTTAGCATCGCCTGAGGAATATAATAAAATATATTATAAATATTGTAACTATCATAAATTTAATAGTGTCATGCCTATATTTGATATTGAATATGAAGAGAATGACATTATAGAATATTATGATGGCTTTAACTTAGTAGCTTTTAGTATGATAGGAAGATATGATGAACACAATGCTGAATGCTATCAATTTGCTTGGGACTATGACAACCCTAAGTTGCATTTAGGTATAAAGAGTTTACGTAATGAGTGTGCGATATATAAAGAACTAGGATTTAAATATCTTTATATTGGTGGAGCAGATGAATATAAACAAAAAATAAATGGTTTTGAAGTGATGGGACCAGTAAATTGGATTGAAGATAGATGGTCAATAGATGGATTTGAAAAAATATAAAGTAACTAAAGCTAACTCATGGAATGGTTGGGACCCTTTAAAGCAAGTAATCCTTGGTAATGTATTTGACCCAGATTTTTTTGAGGATATTCAAGACCCTAAGCTTAGAGATTTATTACAAAGATTATTATATGAAACCCATGAAGACTTAATGGGTATTAAAAAAACCTTAGAGGACTTAGGCGTTGAGGTAATACAACCACCAAGAAATACTATAGCGAGTTATGGAGAAATTGATAATTCAAATAAATTTAGTGGTATTACAGAAGCTATTAATACTGACTGGGAAGGAAAGGTACGAGGGTTACCTAAACCATGCCTTATGCCAAGAGATTATTATGTTACCCTTGGTGATAAAGTATTATTTACTGGATTTTTACATGAGAAATCAAAGGCTCATTTTTTGTTTGAGCCTGGTGTTGTTGATTATTGGGATAATAAAGGATTAATCTATAGAGAGAATGGTGAACTATCTAATGATTTTTGGGCACCTCAACTTATACGATTAGGCAATAGACTTATTATTGACCAAGAGGATTATAGTAATCTTGCTGAAAAGGTCTTAGAAAGATATCCAATATTTAAAGGTAGTAAAATAGCAGTGGGAGGACATACCGATGGGTCTATGAATTTGCCAAAACCAGGATTAGTTGTTAGTGGTCCGTGGATACCTAAAGAAACTTTTAAAGATACATTACCTGGTTGGGATGTCCTACATATAGAGAATCCAAATTATTATGGAAATGAATGGAAGGATAGTTGGTGGGATGAGAGAAATCTTACTAAAGGTAGATGGTGGCACCCTGAAGCTAAATCAAATCCAGATTTAGTTAACTATGTAGATAAGTGGTTAAATGAATGGGTTGGTTATGCAGAAGAAACTATGTTTGAAGTCAATATGCTTTCAATATCTGAAGAAGTTATATTAAGTTTAAACTATCATAAAGACGTCCATGATAAATTAAAACAACATGGAATAGAACCTATATA